TCTTTTCTTTTTTTCTTTCATATTACTTTGGATTTAGCGAATTGAAGGCATAAGCCGCCGCTTCAAGGCACAGACACCGTAGGTCTGAAAGGCTTCCCGACTTCGGATGGGAAGCCCGCCCCCTGCAAGGGCAAGTGCTTTTCGTGGCCGCTCAAAATATTTTGAGCGGCTGAAAAGACATCTTGCTGTGTCTTTGAGGACACAAAAATCCTCCGCCTGTCGGATTGAGGGATACCTTTCAGGACTCCGGCTGCGCCACCATCGGCGAGCCATGCTGTCCGGGGGCAAAATTACGCCCTTAAAGCGGTATCGGACAGATGCTTGAACTGGATAATGACTGCCAACCGACGCAACATGCTGCCACTTGCCGGAGAAGTGATACAGGTTCCAGAATATACTTGTTTATTTGCAGCATGATTCAAGAAACTAACGATTTGAAGATATGATAAACGGAACATTCAAATACCCGGAAAACCGCTTCTGCGGATACTTGCCGAAGCGGATATCCGAACCGTCGGAAACCCGGTTATCCGACAATTCGGTGACGTATGGATTCAATGACTTCATGACGCAATGTCGTCATTCATTACTTATCTGTTACATCACTTCAGCACTGAACCTGATAAGTGTCAATCAGCCTATATGTGTCATTACTGAAACGGAGGATGCAGTCCACATGGAAGCTAAAAATTAAATCATCATCTTTTAATACAGAAAGACAATGGAAATCGTATCAATCGAGAAAAAGACATTTGAGGAACTGGTCGCCAAGTTCGACCGCTTCGTCAGCCGTATGGATGCCATCTGCCATCGTCACGGCGAAAAGAAAATGAGTGAGTGGATGGACAATCAGGACGTGTGCCGGATGCTCAACATCAGCCCACGCACGTTGCAGACACTTCGGGACAACGGCACGTTGGCTTATTCACAGATAAACCACAAGACCTATTACCGCCCCGAAGACGTGCAGCGTATCGTCCCCATTGTGGAGGACAGGCGAAAGGAAGCGAAGTTCAAAGGCAGGACTATATAAACCAAGTATAGTATATCACTGATAATACCCACTAATATCCAAAGTAACATGAACGAACTGATTAACAAAGACAACGAGTGGATAATCCACTTCATGGGCAGCCTCGACCGCCTGCTGGACAATGTAGAGCATCTGACCGCCAGCTACCGTCCGACACTGAACGGAGAGCGTTTCTTCACCGACAAGGAAGTATCGGCACGGTTGAAGGTGAGCCGCCGGACGCTTCAGGACTACCGCAACGAGGGACGGATAGCCTATATTCAGTTGGGTGGCAAAATTCTCTACCGCGAATCCGACATTGAAAGGATGCTGGTTGATGGTTATCGCACTGCCTACCGACAGGCGGCAACCAGATTTTCTTGAAGGAGCGCAGTTTGCCGTTTGCCCATGCTTGCGGCAGTAATGGAACTTCGGCAAAAAGGAAAAGGAACGGCTTACGGATGAAGCATCAATGTTTAGCTTCGTCTGTAAGCCGTTCCTTCTCTTTCTTCTGATTTCCCGCCAGTCGCTTGTTTCCGTTGCCGGATGCCTTTCAAGCGTGTGGATGGCAGTGGCAAGGTTTTCGGATGGAATACGCTCAAACCCGTTTGAGGAAGATTCTGTCCGAAACGGCTCTGCCGCCTGACCTTGCCAATGCCGTTAAAGCCACACGCTACCTTTGCATCCGAGCATCGGAAACAGGTGACTGATGGGATGAACCTCAGTTATACCATAGGTTGTCGCCCTTGCCACAAGAGAAGAACAATGTGACTGGGCTTCCTTTCTTGGTGGCGCAGATTTCATTCATCACAAATTGCCGGAACCGGATACTTTCTCTACTGCATATCCTGAATGCAATGGCTATGACCATTTCAAGATTATACACATCATAGCTGATGCCGTCAGTTTGCTTGATATACTTCATTGTATCAGCTTCGTTCAACTCCTTATTCTTATATATCGCATGAATTGCCTTGCGGATGTCGCAAGAGAATACCCCGAACAGGTCGGCTATCTCAAACTTGGTCATCCATACGGTAGTAGTAGGGATTGTAATTGTTCCCATTTCACTGATTGTGATTATTCCTCTGTTCATAATACGTTTATTATTTGATGATTATTTACTGTTTTTTCTTTTCGCCAGCCGATATTTTCTTTCTGCGCTCCATCAGCTTGTCCATATCCTTGGAGATTTTATCATCGGTTATCCGTGCATATCCCTGTGTTGTCCTGATATTGGAATGTCCCATCATCTTGGCGATGCTTTCAATGGGTATATCCGCTGAAATCAGGAATGTTCCGAAGCTGTGCCGACTTTGGTGATAGCTCAGATTTTCCTCCTTGCCTATGACAACGCCCATCTCGTGAATGTCAAACCAAAGTGAATCACGGCTGGGGAGAGGGAACACGGGCTTCTCATCATCAGTCGTGTTGTACAACGATAATATCTGCTCCGCTATGGGATGCAAGGGTATGAACGCCTCCACCTTCGTCTTCTTGCGGTTGATGCGGATATACCGTCTGCCCTCCGCATTCGTCCCGATATGGTGGGGATGAAGAAGTTTGATGTCCACATACGCCAGTCCGGTCAGGGTCGAGAAGATGAAAGCCCGTCTTGCCAGTTCCATCCGCTTGTCGTACATCGGAGTGGAAAGTATCTTCCTGAACTCCTCGCGGCTGATGTACCTGTGCCTTGCCTCCGGCTTTGTCTCATACTCCAAGTCCTCGCAGGGGTTCACACGGATTATCTCCTTATCGACTGCAAGGTACAATAATCGGTTCAGCCAACGCAGACAATGGTTTGTTTGGGAAACTCCGAAATTCTTGCATTTTTTCAGGTGGGCTTTGTAGGACTTGCCGAAATCCTCCGTCACTTCTTCAAGAGGCATATCCTTTTTACCGATGGATGCTATAAAGTCCGTCAGATACTTCTGGTAGTACATTGAAGCCCGGTAGGAGGAAGTGGAATCAATCTCTTCGGAATGCTTCTTCAACCGCTCACGTTCCCATTCTCCCATTTGCAGGAGGGTGGTCGGATGGAGGTTGTTCAAGGAAATGTGGTTTTTTAGCATTTCGGCACTGACCACGCCTTGCGATTTCAATATCTCGATGTAGGCTTCTTCCGTCAGTCGCAGATATTCTCGTAAGCGGTTGTTCTCCCTTATGGTCTTTATCTCATTCTTCCTGCCGTTCCAGTCTTCGGGGCGGCAATAGATGCCTGTGCTTATGGCGGTCTGCTTGCCGTCAATGGTTATACGGCAGAGTACGGCGGTCGTACCGTCAGCCCTCACCTTGCTGCGGTTGATGTAGGGCAATAATGAAAATGTGCTTCGCATATCGTTGTCTTTTTATAGGATTAGTTTGAAATCTTGTGTCGCTTCTACGAACTTGTCCATGTCCTCAAACAGTTTTTTCGGACTGACACGGGCATATACCTGAGTGGTGGAAATGTCGGAGTGCCCCAGCATCCGGCTGATGGTCTCAATCGGTACACCCGCTTCGAGCGTGATTAACGAGGCGAAACTATGCCTCGCCTGATGATAGCACAAGTCGTCCTTGATACCAGCCAATGCTGCCAAAGCCTTCATGTGCCGCTTCATATTCGGGTGATAGATTATCGGGAAAAGCGTCTCCCGTGTGTCATCCCTGTACTTTTCAAGCAATTCCAACGCTTCGGGGAGCAACTTCACACTGGCACGGAGTTCGTTCTTTTTCCTGCGGTATTTCAGCCACAATGCCCCGTTGTCGTCAGTATAGAGATTTTCATCGGTTATGGACACCACATCCGCATACGAGACCCCCGTATAGCACGCGAACAGGAACAGGTCACGCGCCAATATATGGGTCTTGCGGTATGGGGCTATTTCCACGTCACGGATTTTTTCGAACGATTCACGGCTCAATGCCCGTGGTGTCCTCTCGGACTGCTTGGGAAGGGCAAAATGCTGGAAATGGATTTTGTCGGCATAGCCTTTCTTATACGCCATACGGCATATCTTTTTCAAAATGGCAAGGTAGTGGCGGACGGTATCTATCGCATATCCCTTGTTTTCCATGGCGAATGCCTGATAGTCGTGGATGAACTGTTCCGTCAATTGTCCGAAAGCCAAATCCTTAACTCGGTACTGATGTTCGATGAACTCACCGAGGGTCAGGCGCATATAGTGGTAGCCGGGATAAGTCCCTTTGGCACGGTCAATGCCGATACGGGCTTTGAGGTCATCACAAACGACATCCGTCATTCGCATGAGTGTCATCTGTGTTTCCATGCTGCCTTGAAAATGATTCTTCACATCGGTGGCATCGAAATCCACTTTACGGCTCACAATGTTGTCAAAGGCATTGTTCACCGCCAACAACAGCTTTTCAATCTTGGCATTGGTTTCCACCGCCTCCTTGCTCTTGCCGTTCAGACGGCTTTCACGGGGATTCCACAATCCGGGAGTGCAGGACAGCTTGCAACCGAACTGCGCCATCGTGCGGTTCACCGTGATGCGTCCCATGATGGGAGCCTTGCCCGACTTGTCCAGTCCGCTCTTTTTGAGGTAGAGCAGCACCTTGAATTTTTCTACTTTCATACGCTTATATTTTTAAGTGCAAATTTACTTGCCATATAAGCGTCCCTTGATACGCAAAACACTGTGTATTAACGCAAACAAAACGGTGAGGATTTCTTTTCATCGCTTGCCGTTACCTATATCCGTTTCGGTAACCGCCCGACTAACGGTTTGGTAACTGAACAACCTCAATATTCTGTTGTAGTTTGCATTTCCTCAACTTCGCAAAATACCGAAATATCGCTTATTCCTAACGGTTTACGTTTTATCTTTACCTGTTCGCTGTTGCTTGCTTTGGCTATTACTTTCCACGTTGCACGCCACAC